AGGCAGCGGTCGGACACGCGGGCGGCGCAGGTGCGGGCGCAGAAAATGGGCCAGCTACGCAAGTCTGGATCTGAACGGGACGCGATCTCCTACCTGCTCGAAGTGCTCTGAGCCCCGCTCGGAACTGAGCGACTCTGAGGAAGCTACCGGATCGCTGATGGCGACCACCGGCTCCACACCGCCTCATCCCAGCCGACAGGCGGCGGCGCAAAGACTAGTGGAGCCTAGCGATGGCTATTATTACGGGAACCGCGACCACCTTCTCGGGTAGTCCCGGTATGCAGGGCCTCCGAGAAGACCTCTCGGATATGATCTACCTTCTGTCACCAAGCGATACACCGTTTACCACCAATGTCGGGCGCGGCACGGCTGACGCGGTGTTGCACGAATGGCAGACGGATTCGCTCGCTGCCATAAACCTAAACAACGCGCAATTTCAAGGGGATGACATTGCGACGTTTTCGGCAGCGTCAGTGACGGCGCGGCTCGGAAATCGAACGCAGATCAGTAGAAAGGAAGTGATAATTTCAGGCACGTTGGACGCGGTGAATAAAGCCGGCCGGCGGACTGAACTCGCGTCAATACACTGAGGCGCCTTCACCGGGAAACTGGTGTCGAAACACCGGGTGAATTGCAGGGACACCCCATGTGGGCAATCTGCAGCCAAGCCGCGCAAGCGGAAGGTTCATCGGCCATCCCAGGAGTGGGAGTAGCTGCCAAGCGGCAGCGAAGCGCCCGGCCCCGCGCGAGCGGGTGAAGAAATGGTCAGCTCTATACGGCGACGTATAGCTGCCGGCGAAAGCCGGCGCGGCGGCACTAGCGATGCTGCCGGAACACCAGGATCAGATGACGAAAAGAGCGAAAGAACTCAAAATCGACATTGAGGGCATTTTGCTCAGCAACCAGGCCAAGGTGGTGGGCGCAGCGGCAACGGCGCCGTTGTGTGCCGGCATCCTGGCTTGGCTCAAGACCAACGTCGCCAATGTTGTCGCGGGCGGAAGTAACCCGGTCGGCGACGGCAGCAACGGACGCACGGACGGCACCACACCAGTTGCCATCACCGAAGTCATGCTCAAGGCGGCGATGAAGAGCGTCTACACGAACAGCTCGGAAGATCTGGACGTGATCATGGCCGGCGCCAGTAATAAGCAGGCGATCTCTGCTTTCACCGGCGGCGCCACGAAAATGGTTGACGTGATGAAGCAGGAGACCGTCGCGACAGTCGATGTCTGAACGATTGGACCTTTAGGCGGCGACGCCTATCGAAAACCGGGTGAATTGCAAGGATATCCCTCTGGGACAATTTGCAGCCAAGCCGCATATGTAACGCGAGAGCGCCAGGGATGCGGAAGGTTCACAGACTAGGCGGTGAGGAAACAATAACCCGCCCACGAGTGCCCGGCCACTCACTGAGTGGATGACATAGTCGGAGCTGCCGGGCAACCGGCAGAAGCGCGGATAAAGAGCCGTCGCGTTAACACAACTGATGTCGGAGACTTCCATACTGTTAGGATTATACCTAACAGGTTTCAGCGGGTGCGTGATGTCTTTCTACTGAACTGGTCATATTGGTCAGTTGATTGGCTAAGGCCGATTACGCAAGTGCCGCTGGCCAAGACCGGCGACGCCGAGAAGCGGATGCTTATCGGTGAGTACACGTTAGCTGCGAAGAACGAGGCCAGCTCTGCCCTCATCGCAGACCTGACCGCACCATAGACTATTAGGAAACCATTAGACAGACTTGCCCCGCGACGGTATCGTGTCAAGGTATCGTCGCGGGGAGACTTCCATGCACAATTTGGTCGGCCAGCGGTTTGGCATGCTGTTGGTGGTAGAGCGCGCCGGCTCTGCCAAAAACCGTGTTTTGTGGCGTTGCGCTTGCGATTGTGGGGCAAGCGATGTCGTCACCAACGGCAATATGCTGCAGCGCGGCAAGAAGAAAAGTTGTGGGTGTGCTACTGGCGCGATGGTCAGCGCGGCCAAGCGCACGCATGGGCAAGCGGGCGCCATGGACACTACCGTCTATCACCGTTGGTTAAACATGAAGCAGCGGTGCGGAAATCCGGATAATCCTGCCTGGAAAAATTACGGCGGGCGCGGGATCAGGGTTTGCGACCGCTGGCTGAATAGTTTTGAGGCGTTTTATGCCGATGTCGGCGATCCGCCGGAGGCCGGATTATCACTAGATAGAATCGATAATGACGGCGACTACGAACCAGGAAATATACGCTGGGCGACGTGGTCGCAGCAGATGCAAAATGTTCGGCTCGACAATCGGCAAGGAGCGCGAAACGGCCGGGCTAAGCTGACCGAGGAAGATGTCCGGTTTATCCGGGCGAGTGCAGAGAAGCGTAGTGTGCTCGCCGATAAGTTTGGCTTGGCGCCGACCTATATCAGCAGCCTTCGGGCCGGGAGCCATTGGCGGTCTTTGGGTGATGAAGAGAAAGTGAGAAGGCCCCGGGCCACGTTAACTGAGGACGACGTGCGCTTCATCCGCGCTAGTTCAGCAAACCGGCGGGTGCTTTCTCAGATGCTTGGAGTTTCGGAGACGGAAATTTCTGCCGTTCGCACCGGCAAGAAATGGCGTTCAGTGATCTAATGAACGATTATCCGTAGGCGGAGCATGCGATGTCTCAGCATCGCTCTCATTCTCTAGGCGCCGGCAGGGTCCATTCCTCGCCGGCGTCGCCATTTTAGCAGGCGGTGCTTCGGTGCCGCCTTTTTCTTTGGGCACTGCCATGGCGCACCAATACTACCTCGATCACGACCCGCTCACCGGCGCGGTCGAGACCTTCGAGCACGACGAGCTGACCGGCATCAGCACGATCCACCGGCGGGCGGATGTCGGCCCGATCATCGAAACCAACAAGCGGCTGCAGACGGCGGATGGTTTCACCGGCTGGGTCGGCCCGGAGAAGGATCTGCGCCTGGCAGCGCGCATCCCGATCGAAGTGGTGAATTTGTGGCGGCAACTCTACGGCATTGACGCGATGAAGGCCGAGCACGGACAGGCGGTCTTACGGCTGCTCAATTCGAGCGAATGGCGCTACTTGCGCACCAACACCTCCAACCTGTAGGCATTTATGGCCCTTGACTCGTACTCGGCCCTCCAAACGGCGGCGCTCGACTGGCTGGCGCGTCCCGGCGACGCCTTGGTGGCGCCGTTTGTGCCGGACATGATCGTGCTGGCCGAGAGCGAATTGCGCCGCCGCCTGCGCGTCGGCGAGGCCGAAGCGCGCGCCTTCCAGGTGGTCAGCACCGCCGCCGTCGCCCTGCCGGCCGAGTGCCGCCAGATCCGGCTGCTCACCGTCGACAGCGGCGACGAGGTCAAGTACGTGCCGCCGGCCGAGCTGCCCGGCGGCAGCGGCCCACCGTACAAGTACACGCTCTTCGGTGCGGAGATGCGCCTCGGCCCGGCCCCGAGCGGCAACCTCACCCTCGACATGATCTACCAGGCCGGCTTGCCGCCGCTGAGTGATGCCGAGCCGACCAACTGGTTGCTCGCCGCGCACCCCGACGCTTACCTCTATTCGACGCTGGTGGCAGCCGAAGCCTTCATCGGCCACGACGAGCGCGTTGCTCTATGGACGCAAGCGGCGGCGCAGGCGATCGCCAGCATCGAGGCCGCCGACCGCAAGCAACGCTGGCCCGGCGGTCTGCAGATCCGGGTCGACGGCATCACCGCCACCCGCAGCACCTCGCCGGCCTGGGTGGCCGAGCCGGTCACGTTGGCGATGGCCGGCTGGACCCGCCGCTGATGCCCGTCGTCCCGTGGCCCGAATGGCTGCCCGATCAGGCCGATTTCGGCAGCAAGGGTTCGCCGCTGATCAAGAATTGCGTGCCGCTGACGGCTGGCTCCTACGGCCCGATGCCGACTGCCGTGCCGCTTAGCACCAACACGCTCGACGCTCGCTGCCAGGGCAGCTACAGCGTCAAGGCGCCGGATGACAGCATCAGCATCTACGCCGGTGACCATACCAAGCTCTACCGCCTGCCGCCCGGCAGCCTCGCCTTTGTCGATGCCTCGCGCACCACCGGCGGCGCCTACAACACCCCCGAGGGCGGCTTCTGGGCGATGACCAGCTTCGGCACCCGCATCATCGCCACCAACGGGATCGACCCGCCGCAGACCCTGTTATTGCCGGCCGACACGCATTTCAGCCTGCTCTCGGCGGCGGCGCCGGTCGCAAAATACTGCGCGGTGGTCAAGGACTTTCTGTTTCTCGGCAACACCACCGACCCGGTCAGCGGCGCGGTGCCATTCCGTTTGTGGTGGAGTTCGATCAACGATCCTACATCGTGGCCGACACCAGGCGGCACAACGGCAATATCCGTTCAATCTGACTATCAAGAGCTGGTTCAAACGGACTTAGGTAGCATCACGGGATTGGTCGGAGGTTTTGCTTCGGGCGCGGATGTCATCATATTTTTGGAGAGGGGAATAGTTACCGGCAACTATACTGGACCCCCTCTGATCTTCTCCTACCGGACAGCACTGGGGAGCAGCGGGACGGTGTCGCCGCTGTCGATCGTCAACAGTTACGCCCGCACCCAGGCCGGGAGTATTCAGCCGGTGGTGTACTATTTGTCGGGCGACGGATTTGCTGCATTCGATGGCTCGACGAGCTTTCCAATCGGCGCGCAGAAATTTGACAGGACTTTCTATCGCTTGGTTGACCCTGCCTATATCAGCCGCGTGCAGGGCACCAACGACCCACGCACCCGCAGCATCCTCTGGGCATTCCCCTCGATCGGCAGCGGCGGAATCCTCAACAAGGTGTTGGTTTACAATTGGGAGTTAAGCCGCGCCTCATTGGTCGAGCTGGACGACCCGTCGCAGCACGTCGAGTTTCTGACTAACGCCATGTTCGGGACGGGTTACACGCTGGACAGCATCGATTCGTTCGGTACGCTTGATACCATTCAGCCGAGCTTCGACGACCCGTTTTGGGCCGGAAATGCCAGCGCGCAGCTTAGCCTCTTCGACCCCGACCACCGCCTCAACATCGGCGGCGGCGCGGCGATGGCGCCGACGTTGGAAA